GTTCAATATGTTTTGCTCGTTCAATTTGTTTTGAGGCGTCAATTTGTTTTGATTTAGTCATTATTGATTTTATAATATAAAGAGATTTTTTTTATATACTTATTTTTAAACAAAAAATAATATATTAATTTAATATATATTAGATATGAATAAAACTTTGATAATATTTGGATTAGTTATAATAATAATAGGTATTTTAGTTGTTGTATTAAATAAATTAAAACAAAAAGAATTTTTTGAAGATAAGCCATCTTTAACAAAAATAGCTAAGTCTTATTGGGACTTAGCTGCAATAGCTAAGGCTTTTTGGGCAAATGATGAAAAAGCTGGTAAAATCCAAACCAAAATCGAAAGGAAAACGAAAAAAGCTGCAATTGAAGCTAAAGTTCAAATAGAAAAGAAAACGAAAAAAGCTGCAATTAAAGCTGCAATTAAAGCTCAAGTTGAAACCGAAAAAACAGTTTCAAAGGTAGAATCAGTACAAGCTGCTGTTGAGTCAGAAACAGCAAGAAAATTATCAAAAAAAACTTGTTTGAATGGTATTGTGAACTATGCTACTAGTCTTGTAAAACAATCAAAAATAGCACAAGAAAGATCGGAAAAAGCTCTTAAATTTATTGCAGAGATAAAAAATATTTTATAAATTTCTTAATTATTACATAATTAAATAATGTTTTAATAATATTTTAGTATGTAATTATTTTATAATGTTTTATTATATATAATGACTAAAATTTTAAATAAAATATTAGATGTTAGTATTATTGTTTTATTATTTGCTATATTATTTACAATTTCTTGTAAATATAATAAAGAGGATTTTATAGATATACAAGATTTGTCTATATTAGAAAATTTTAATAACGAAGATTCAACAGCAGTATCTGATTTATTAAAGGAAATCGAGGATTCAAAAAAAAAGAATACGAGTATTCAAGAACAATTAGATAAATTAAAGTGATTTAATGCATTTATTTAAATAAATATATATTTAAAGTAATATTATGATTGTTGTAAAAATATATTTAAAAATAAATTAATTATAACTATCATATAGATAAAGTATAATGGAGGATTTTTTGAGTATTGAAAATTATCAATTAATATCGAGTTATTTAATTAAATTTTCTCAAAAAAAGTTTAATATTAGAGTTGATTTAAATAAGTATGACGACAAAATATATTTATTAATGGAACAAATTTATGATAAATATAAAACAACTTTGTCAAAAACGAAGGCAAATATGATTATTATAAAAAATATTTTAGATATAATACGTGAAGATACTTTTAAATTAAATTTTGAAAAAGAAAAACAAATTACAATGAATGAATTAATACAAAAAGAAAATGAAAAAAGAGAAAATATTAAAGAAGTTAATATAAAACAAATTCCAGTTACCATTAGTCATGAACTTAATCAAAAAGTTAAAAGACAATTAGAAACTAGACAAATTTATGATAGGATAAAAATTAAAAATGATATAGATCCTGTTAAGATGTATAAACAATTAAATATAGAAAAACAAAAATTTAATAAACCAATCGATTTAACTGCTCCATATCAATATAAAGTAGATAATATAATTAAAAAACCAAAAAAATATGAGAATTTACATCAAAAAATTTATGGAGATGATAAAATACTTGATAATTATCTTACTATAGATAGTCGTGATAGAAATACAGATATTTATCCGAATTCTAATAATTATATAGTTAATTTAAATGAAACATATAGAAGTGTAGTATCAGTCGAACTAATTACAGCAGAAATTCCTAAATCTGGTTATTTGATTGAAAACTATAATAATATTTTAAATTTTCAGGAAAAAAATAATCAAGTATTAAGTTCAACATATTATGAAGCTGAAATACTAATTGGAAATTATACTTCTCAGACGATTGGTCAGGCAATTCAAGATGCTATGAATTTAGTTGGTCAATCTACATATAGTGTTTTTTTTACAGATGATGAAAAGATTAAAATAAATAGTGATATGTCTGGTGGTAACAATATATTTAATTTAGTTTTTTCAGATGGTTTAGAAAATTATGGAATTGATTCATTTCGAAGTAAATATATAACATATACTATTGCCCCAATCATTGGATTTGATGCTAAAATTTTATCAGGACAAAATAATTATACGTCTAATAATAGAATTACATTTCAAAGTGAGGATTATATTTTATTAGAAATACCCGAATTAAGTGGATTAATAGATGGTGTTCATTATAATAGTCAAGATGATTTTGCAAAAATTTTATTAAATTCGAAACAAAATAAAATAACTTTTTATGAAAATTTAAAAGTTTATCCAATTATTAAAACATTTCATCCTACATTATCAATTAATTTATCTAAATTAACTATTAATTTTAAAGTATTTGGAAATCATTTATATGATTTTCATGGATTAGAACATTCTCTCACATTCAAAATAGGAACATTAAAACAAAAAATTTATTCTGATATTGATATCGGAAGTCAGGTAGAACAATATCAAAATACCTCGATACAACATCAATCTCCAAAAAATAAACATATTTCATCAACAAAAATATTAGAAGAAATCATTGTATAATTTTCTTTATTCGTATATAAAAATGATATAATATTAGATATATTATATAATATAAGTTACTAAATATGTCTGATAAAATTTTTAATGTATTTTTTTCACAAAATAACTATAAGGTTTTGTTAAGTGTTGTATATGAACATTTACAGAATGAATATGATTATTCAATTGGCGATGACGAAGAAGAATTATGTGTACAAGTAATGGAACATATATACAACAATTCTGAACCAAAAAGAGATACTACTTCTACTATGGATTATGTTAAAGGATTAAATAGAACAACTATAAATGAATTAGTACAAATTATTACAGAAAAATTACATAATGATATGTTACCGGATGAAAAATCTATTAATATACCAAAAGCAAAAGAAATACCAATTTTAAATAAACAACAAAATGATAATAAAAATATTCAAATAGAACCAAGACAAAATGCTTTTTTTGGTGATGTTGCTAATCAACCATCGAGTGAAAATACACAAATGACTTCTACTTCTTTTCCGGGAAGTAATAGCGATATAATAAATAATTTTAACAAAATTCAAAAAGAAAGAAATGATATTCAACCAGCAAGAGAAAAAAAAGGACGACAACCTCAATTTGAGGAACAATATAGGGAAGATAATACAGACATAGCTAATAATTATGAAAAAGTACTATCTGACAGAAAATATGAAAATAATTTAGAAAGTAAATTAGAAACAATTGTTGAAAAGATAGAAGAAGAAGTTATAGAACAAGATATAGAAGAAGTAAAATTTGATAAAGTTCTTCCTGGAATGGATATTGATCAACAATATTCTACATTACCAACAGAAGAACAAAAAATAGCTTTAAATGAACCTCCGCAACCGACTAATTTACAAATGCTTATTAAACAACCAGAAGTATTTAAAAAATATTTACAAGAAATGAATAAAGGTCTTACAAGAGATTATTTTGTTGTAATTGATAGCCGTGATCGAAATTATGATTTTTTTACTTCAACTTCTCAATATGAAATTGAATTGAACAACGTTTATAAAGATATAGTATCAATTGAATTACTTTCAGCAGAAATACCTCATTCAGGATATATTATTAATGCATCTAATAATGAAATTCATTTTATAGAAACTGATGTACAAGTTTCTAATAATACTTATTATACAGCTACTGTCCCCCAAGGAAATTATACTGAATCTGAATTAGCCACTAGTATTGGAGAACAAATGACTGCTGCTGGTCAATCAATATATACTGTTACCGTTGATATGAATTCTAGAAAAATTACTATTGCAAGTAATATTAGCGGTGGTGATAATATTTTTTCCCTTATTTTTAGAGGAAATACTGAAAATTATGAAGATACTACCAGATATAATTATAAAGAACGAAGTATTGGAAATATAATAGGATTTCCAAGAACTGATTTATCTGGTTCTGTAAGTTATACAGGTTCAAATCAATATAATATAAATGGTGAAAACTATATTTTATTACATATAGATAATTTATCAAATATGGAGGGAAGGGGAAATGGTGTTTCAAATTCTTTTGCTAAAATTACATTAACATCTGAACAAAATAAAACAAGATTTTATAACATGAATGATTATATTACAAAAAAAATTTTTAACCCCCCTTTATCAAAATTAACTCAATTTTATATTAAATTCAAAAAATATGATGGAGGATTATATGATTTTGGAGGAATTGAACATAGTCTTTTTTTTAAAATAACTACATTAATCCAATCACAAGGATATATGTTATAATTAAGTAATCAAAGATATTATTTGGATTCTGTTTATTTTATATATATATATTTACTTAAATTTTAATTATTATGTATAGGGGTTACATAACTTTTTTGATAAATATTTTTAATTAATGAATTTATATTTTTATATATTCATTAGATTTATATTATATTTATAAATCTATAAATTTTATTACTGGAACTCGTTAAGGATATTATTTTACTATTTAATCCCAGTCTTCTCAATCTATTTTATAAATATTAATTATTTAATTATTTAATTATTTAATTATTTAATTATTTAATTATTTAATTATTTAATTATTTAATTATTTAATTATTTAATTAATTAAATTTTTAATGCAAAATTTTTTTCTTTTGTTATATTATATAAAACAAATATGGGTGGTGGTTTAATGCAATTAGTAGCTTATGGCGCACAAGATATTTACCTTACAGGTAATCCACAAATTACTTTCTTCAAAGTTGTATACAGAAGACACACGAACTTCTCTGTCGAATCTATTGAACAAACCTTCAATGGATCCCCAGACTTCGGTAAAAAAGTAACAGTAACTGTCTCCAGAAATGGTGATCTTATTACCAACTGTTATCTCGAAGCAACTCTCCCAGCAGTCACTTCATCTACCTTCGCTTGGTCCCCAGAAATTGGACACGCTCTTATCAAATCCGTAGAAGTAGAAATCGGTGGTCAAAGAATTGACAAACAATACGCCGACTGGCTCTCTATCTGGCAACAACTTACTCAAGAACCATCAGCAGCAGATGCATACGCAAATATGATTGGTGATGTAGCCGCTCTTAACGTTGCAGGTGCCAACATGGCAGAAACCAAATTATACGTTCCACTTCAATTTTGGTTCAACAGAAACCCAGGTCTTGCTCTCCCACTTATCTCCCTCCAATACCACGAAGTTAAATTTAACATTGAATTCGCAGCTCTTGCCGATATTGCAACTATGGGTGACCAAACCAGTCTCTCTCTTGGTGATACTTCCCTCTACATTGACTACGTATACCTTGACACTGATGAAAGACGTAGATTCGCACAAACTTCCCACGAATACCTTATTGAACAACTTCAATTCACTGGTGATGAATCCATCTCCGGAAACTCCAACAAAATCAAACTTAACTTTAACCATCCAGTTAAATGTCTCGTATGGGCTGTCTCGAATGGAACTGCCGCTAACTTCGCATACACCGCAATCAACACCGCTAAATTACAACTTAATGGACACGACCGTTTCTCCGAAAGAGATGGAACTTACTTCAATTTAGTCCAACCATACCAATGCTTCGGTGCTTCCCCAGCAGCAGGTATTAATGTATACTCCTTCGCTCTCAAACCAGCCGAACATCAACCATCCGGTACCGCCAATATGTCCAGAATTGATAACGCCACCCTTAACATTAATGTTAGTGGTGTAACTGATGCCGTTGTCAGAGTATACGCTGTCAATTACAACGTCCTCAGAATTATGTCTGGTATGGGTGGATTAGCATATTCGAACTAGACAGTATCATATATCATGTCTGGTATGGAATTTTATTCCATTATTATCTTACTCTTACTTACAACTCATCTTCGGTCTTATTATTGGATTTCCTTATAAATTCATATAATCAACCCTCTTCCTCTGTTTATACGGAGTTATGAGGTTATTCAAGTAATTTGATTACATACTCTCTCGCACACTCTCACATAGGTAAGTTATCTATATTGATATTAATACATTAAAATACATCGGTATATAATGATTTAATATCGTTAAAATATAGATTTAGTATTCTTTTTATTCGTTTTTTAATACGCCATTTAAATGGTTTATTAAAAAATTTTTTACGTTATGTTCTAAAAATTTTGTTTAATTTTTGATATGGATGATATTTTTCCTAGGTGGTTTGGGAAAACAATTAAATATTTAATATATTTTTATTATGTCGTACTATATTTTTACAATGTTTGATGAAAAAATCCGCATCATATGTTTCTTTCATCATATTACACATTTTACAACACGACCTTGAATTTTTTATTGTATAACATTCATCATTTTTCTTTCTATCAATTCCATTCCATTTTTTTTCATACGGAATTTTCCCACAATAATAACATGGTGATTTAAATAAATGAGTAGCATATTCATCTGTTAGTTTCCAAATTTTTGATGTATCATCACAATTTCTACACTTTGATTTATATTGAATTAATTTATAAGCTAATGATCTATGATAACCATATTTCCATTCTAATCTGTCAGAATCATCTTTTCTATTTTCATCATATTCTTTATATTGTTCTTTTCTATCTCTTTCTGGTCGTCGGTCTTCCCTTAAAGTTTCTAATTCGTAATGATGTTTACATAAAGTTGGTTTATTACCACTTAATGTTGTAAAATCTTCAATTTCTTGTTCGCATAATCGGCATTTCGTTTTTGAAATTTGTTTCCTCTGTTTTTTACGAGTTTCATCAAATTTTCTGCTTTGAGTAAGACATTTTTCACACGATTTATGGTCTTCTACTCTTAAATTACCACAATTTTTTTTAGTACAATAAAGTTCTGGATTTTTTAATTTTGGACCAAGTTTTGTATGCTTTCCACAAAATTCATTACTTTCACTTTTAGGTTTTACACTAAATTTACAATTTGGATATTGACAAGAAATTTTACTTTCTTTAAATTTTTGTTTTTGAGCAATACATTTTTGACATCTTCGACTGTTCTCGACTCTTAAATTAGCACAACTTTTTTTAGTACAATATAGTTCTGGATTTTTTGATTTCTTACCGAGTTTTTGATGTCTTCCACAAAACTCATTTTTTTCCGTTTTCTTAAATTTGCAATTTAAATATTCACAAGTCATTTTTTAATTATAATTATTATTTTATATAATATTAATTCAATTTTTAATCTCACTTTAAATTTAACAAATTATGTTAGGTGCGAGTAAAGTTAATGTACCGGAAAACTATTAAATATTTAATAGTTATTATGTCGTACAATTTTTTTACAGTGTTCGAAAAAATCTTTCGCAACATAGGTTCCTTTCATCGTATTACACATTTTACAACACCATGACCTTGAATTTTTTATTGTATACCATTCATTATTGTACCTTCCATCAATTCCATCCCAATTATCATTGTTCTTTCCATTCCAATTTTTTGCATACGGAATTTTTCCACAATAATAACAATATATAAATTGTAATCTTTCTGTATTATCTTTTATATTTTCATCATATTCTGTATCATCTTTTATATTTTCATCATATTCTGTATCATCTTTTATATTTTCATCATATTCTTTAAATTCTTTAAATTCTTTAAAATTTTTTTTTCTATCTCTTTCTGGTCGTCGGTCTTCTCTTAAAACTTCTAATTCATAATGATGTTTACATAATGTTGTATAATCTTCAATTTCTTGTTCACATAATTGGCATTTCGTTTTTGGAATTTGTTTCCTCTTTTTTTTACGAGTTTCCTCAAAATTTCTGCTTTGAGCAATACATTTTTGACATCTTCGACGGTTCTCGACTCTTAAATTAGCACAACTTTTTTTAGTACAATATAATTCTGGATTTTTTGATTTTTTACCGAGTTTTTGATGTCTTCCACAAAACTCATTTTTTTCTGTTTTCTTAAATTTGCAGTTTAAATATTCACAAGTCATTTTTTAATTATTATTTTATATAATATTAATTAATTCAAATTTTTATCTCACTTTAAATTCAAATATTCATATTTGGCGTGGGTGGTTTAGTTATTAATTTGATAGTTATTTACATTGTATAAATAACAAAGTAACTTTTAATAATGGACTGAATTTTACGTATTAATATATTAAAAAAATTTTTTTCCATTCTAAATGATTATTTTGCCATTCTTTTGAAAATTCATTATATGGATACCATTTTATTTCATTTATATTTGGATTAAATTTACTAATTAAAATAATTTTGAAATTTTTATAATATTTTTTCAAGATTTTAATTATTTCTTCCCAATATTTATTATATATTTCTCGATTTTTATATGAATATGTTTCTATTCTTATAAAAATTGGATTTTTTATTTTTTTAAAATTATTTATTCTTTTAATTAATTTATTTTCAAACTCTTCTAAATTATAATTTTCCAAATATTCATGAGCAAATGATGCATATTTATTTTTAAATAACCAACTTTTATGATTTTCGGAATATTTTACTATTTCTATCTTATTATAATTATTAAAATTATTTTCAATCACATCTTTTATCTTATTAATTTTTATTTTAGACCAATCAAATGGATAACTTTTATTTCTTAAATTATATTTATTTAGTTGATATGTTATAGAACAATTTCCACCTAATGAAATAAATGATTTTCTAATTAAAATATTACCAGTTATAAAAAAATTTAATTTATAATCAATATATTTTTCCCTTTTCATTAATTTAAAGTTTGTTAATAATTTTATTTTATTCCAAAAATCTTTATGATGACAATTTATAATTATAATTCTATTTACGCATGAATTATTGATTTGTTTTATTAGATTTTGATTTAATTTTGACAAATTTAAAACAATATCATTATTTGTAAAAAAGAATTTTTCTTTATTATAATCAACTTTTTTAATATTTTTATATCCATTATATTTTATGTCAGATAATATACTTTGTGAATTACTATAACATAATGAATCTTTTGTATTATCTGAATATAAATAACTTTCTCCTCCAAATGCTTGTATTGAGTTAGTTTTAATATTATCTTTTACAAATTTACGAATTAATTTTGATAATTTTAAATTATTTTGTTGGAAACTAGCAAAACTTTGAAAAACAATATTATTATTAAAATATTGAGGAATATATTTTTCATCTATTCTTGTTCTAAATCTATAATCTAGAATTTTATTACCTTTTATTGGTTTTAAAAGATTATGCAAATTATAATTTGTATTAGATTTAATCATCGTTATTTTAATTTTGAAAATTAAAATTTCTTACAACAAACCTTTATTTTTATAATGTCAATAAATCTCAATTTTTATTTTTATTTTAACGAAAATGAAAATTGATAATTATAACAGTTAAATTAATTATATCAATCGTCTGTCAATAACAATGATTCAAAAAAGTGATTTTATCAAACATCAAAAATTGTTTGCCCCGTCTTTAAAACAAATTAAAAGACAATATTTTATTACCTTTAAAGCGGAAGAGATATTTTGCTATCGCTACTATTTGAGTGAGAAATTTGATGAATTACCAAATTTTCCTCCAATAGTACATTGGAATCTTATTACACTTACTCCTGATACTTACACGATGACAGGAACAAATTTTCTTCATTATGGAAGAACATTTAGTGTTTTTTCACATATTCGTCGGCGTAAGTTTCCAACGGATTGCAATCAAGCTAGAATTATTGAAAAAAAATTTTACAAAGAACAACTTATTTCTGTGTAAAAGTTTTTATATCAAATATAAAAAAGGACTGGATTATTAAAAATTTAATAACTAAAAGGACGAATTTGTTTAGCGTGTTTTCGGTATATTACCGAAATTTTTTCTAAATTTCCTTCTTCTTCTTTATCTAATTGTTCTAATTGTT